AATCAGCCATTGACAATTCGGACAAGAAGCAGTCCACCAAGGACAACCTGCACTCGACACTGGCGGTCCTGCATGATTTCCGTTCCGGATTGGACTTCAAGGATCTTACCTATACATTCCTTCGTGATTTTGAGCAATACTTAAGAGAAAAGGGCAATGCGGTCAATACGATAGCCAAGCACATGAGACAGCTCCGTACCTTGGTCAATGAAGCAATCAACCAGGGATATATGCACGCAGATGCTTATCCGTTCAGAAAGTACAAAATCAAACAGGAGAAAGGCAGACATGAGTTTCTTACCCCGGACGAGCTGAAGAAGCTGGAAACGGTCAAGGTGGAAGAGGAGTCCATGCGTCATGTGCTCGATGCCTTCCTGTTCTGTTGTTATACTGGATTGCGCTATTCTGACTTCTGCCAGCTATCTCCGGCCAACTTTATCAAGGTAAACGGTAAGCGTTGGTTACACTTCACGTCCGTTAAGACAGGGGTGGAAATCCGTCTGCCGTTGCATCTGCTGTTTGAAAGCAGGGCATTGGGCATTCTTGACCGCTATCCGGATATCGGAAGTTTTGCCGCTTTGCCTTGTAACTCGGAAGTGAATAAGCAGCTTCGAAAGCTGGCCGGGTTGTGTGGTATCAAAAAGCGGATAACCTACCATGTGAGCCGTCATACCTGTGCCACCCTGCTGGTTCATCAGGGAGTTGCGATTACAACAGTCCAGAAGCTGCTCGGACATACTTCCGTAAAGACCACACAGATTTATTCGGAGGTACTTTCCAGCACCATTGTGCGTGACTTGAAAAATGTTCAAAGGAAAAGGAAAAAAGTAAAGATGTTTCCCGATAAAGGCTTGAGAACATCCGATTTTATAGACAACCGGTAGATTTCATGAATCCTATTTGTTTTCTATTAATATTGTGATTCTTTAAATTCTTCGGATAATCGAAATATTGCTCCTGATTATTTTTTTCAATATGGATTGAATATGGAATAGTTTTCACTATCTTTGCAGTGTAACCAGGAGCTTGATGGCAATAAATATTGTCATCGGGCTCTTTTTTTATTGTCATATCGTGGCAATGGATTTAAGTAATTCTGCAACAATGACGTAAGTAAATAGACATATCTTTGAAGTAGTATTATAATCAGATAAACAATAGACAGAATGGAATTAAACGACTGGTTGGCTATAATCGGGGCTTTCGGAGGATTGGAGGCTGTCCGTTGGGGTGTCACGTTCTGGGTGAACCGCAAGACGAACGCACGGAAAGAGGATGCGTCCGCCGATTCAATGGAGGATGAGAACGAGCGCAAGCAGGTTGACTGGCTGGAAGAACGTATCGCCCAGCGTGACGCCAAGATTGATGCGTTATACGTTGAGCTTCGTAATGAACAGTCTGATAAGCTGGCATGGATTCATAAGTGCCACGAGCTGGAACTGCAATTGAAAGATGCCGAACATAACCGTTGTGACAGGCCCGACAGCGAATGCGGCCGTCGTATTCCACCACGCAGGGCTACATTAATTAAAGATAAGGAGGAAAAGAAATGAAGTTTTTTACGATTGCGGAACTCTGCAAGTCAACGACTGCTGACCGCTTGGGTATCAACAACAGATGCAGGCAGGAGCATGTGACTGCTCTGACTGCCTTGGTGGATAACGTACTGGACCCGTTACGCACATGGTGGGGAAAGCCAATAACAGTAAACAGTGGCTATCGCTGTCCGGAACTTAATGCGGCCGTCAAGGGAAGTAAAGCCAGCCAGCACATGAAAGGGGAAGCTGCTGATATTGACACTGGGGACAGACAGCAAAACAAGTTGTTGTTTGAGTATATCCGAAAAAACCTGCCCTATGATCAATTGATTGACGAGTCTAACTTCGCTTGGGTGCACGTCAGTTATCGGGCTGACGGGGATAACAGGAAACAAGTTTTGAAACTCTAAAAACTGCAACTATGGAAAAAGGACCAGGATTTTTTGTGAAAGAAACTGATAACTTGCGTGCCAGACTCATTATCACGAGTGGAGCGGTTAAAAAATCTCGCCTTGAATGGGCATGGAGAATTGGAATTACTGTCGCTGTGGCCGCTTCAATCATCATGCAGATTTTATGATGTGGTTATATAATAAGGTTATGAACTGGGTAAGCCGGCATATATTACTGGCTCCCTTCATGTGTCTGTTCCTGCTGTTTGCCTGTGGCAGCTCGCATAAGGCTGTCAAATCCGACACAGAAGTAATCAGGAAGGACAGTGCCAGTGAAACGGTCAACATCGTACACGGATCAAGCACCTCTTTGAGCGAACTCATTACCACTAATGGTAACTATGTGATTAATTTTCGGATTTATGATACAAGAAAACCGTCTGACAGCCTGACCGGGAAACCTCCGTTATTGGCAGACGGTCATGTGGAAGGTGATTTCAGCAAGAATAAAAGGAAGGAAACTGCAATCAAAGACAGTACGGAAGTGAAAGCTGACAAGGAAACCACTTCCAATACCCGTGAAGAAAACCGGTCAGAAACCATAAAAGAGAAAAAAGAATCCACGCTGCCTGAACAAATCGGTTTTGCCTGTGTTTGTGTAACCGTTTTGATTGTCGTTATGCTGATAGTAAAGCATTGGCGCAATAGACAATCTTCATCATAAGACTTTAAATTTATAAATTGGACTGCCCCAGCTCGTGATGAGTCGGGGCTATTTTTGTTATCTTTGCCGGAACTAACATTAACTTATGTATTATGGCTGAAAAAAAAGAATCTTATTCCGAAGAGGAATTGAATGAAATGATCGTATGGTTCAACAACCATGCTGATGAACTTCCCAAAGAAATGCAAATTAACAAATCCGCTTTCACACCGGATTTGAAACTTACTGTTGAATCCTGTATCATGCAAGCCAAGCAATGTCTGGGCAACTATAAGATGGCCGGAGCTTTTAGATTACTTCAACAAATCAAAGCGAAGATTGAGGATAATAAATAAAATCTCATATTTTACTTTTTTTAGAATATCAAGCGGCCCAGTGACGGGTAACCGCTTAATATCTGCTTACTAAAAATCTCCTTGATAATTTTTTATAAGATCATTGGCTTCCTGTATATCATGAGGCGTGTAAATATCTGTCATCAATATACTGCTGTGACGAGCTTGGTCACGTACGCTTAACACATCATAATGTCGTAACATATTCGTTATACCTGTATCTTTTAAGGAATAAAACTTATATTGGGCGGAAAGCTTTAAATCTTTTCTGAGATGATGTGCCCACCAGTCCCGGAACATTTTTTCAGATCTTTTTGTTTTACCGGGACGAAACCCGTCAGAGAATAAATAATAATCACCGGGATTGTTGAAAATGTGCAGGTCCAACATGAGATGTATGACTTTTGATGGTAATGTAATAGTGCCATCTTTGCGATTTTTTGATATATTGTCTGATACGAATATTGTTTGCTTTTTCAAACTTATATCGTTTAATCTCAATCCTACCATTTCCGCCGGTCGGATAAAACAATAGTATAGAATATAGCTTGCCAGCAACATATAGGGGTTATGGTTCTTTAAGTAGTCGCTCACTTTTGCAAGTGTTTCCGGTGGCAGGATGTTGCGTAGCTTTTTTTTCCCTTTTCTTCCCAGACTACTGATCCCGGCTGTTGGATTCTGTGTTAAATAGTTATGGTTCAGACAGAAGGTGGAAAAAGACTTCAAAAAACCGAGATAGTTATCGCGCGTAAATGCAGTGTTATCCCTAGTTATATACACTTCGTCAAGCAGCATAACACAAAAATCCTTATCAAATTGGTAAATGTAGGTGATAGGGACCTTTTTCTCTTCATTGAAGATTTCCATATTACGAAGGTAGGAGCTATAAGATTTGATCGTTTCTTGTCGGTATCTCCCGTCCCTTTGCATTTTGGCGAGAAAAGTGCGGTATTTGTCTATTACATCTTTGAACAGTAGAAAGGCGTTGCCGCATTCTTGCTCAATCCAAGGATTCCATCCTGTTGCGAGTTTTTCTGATAGTCTGTTGATGCATCCTTTGGCGTATGCCCTTCTTTCCTTAACGGATTTGATGAAGTTCAGTTTGATCTTTTTCCGTTTCATCACTCCGTCAACAGGATTGAATGCGTAAAAGTCAATGTACCAATCTTTACCCGTATGTAATATAGGTGGTGTGTAACTCTTGATTTCTTGGATTTTGGACATTTTTTTTTATTTGTTTTTGCTAACAGCAGAAACAAATGGTTAATAATTCCCGTCCCGATTTCGTCCCGGCGGATTTGCTTAAAATGAGATAAGCCACTGACTTTCAGTGGCTTATCCTTTACAGTGTCGGAATGAGGCGAGCTATTGACACATTTTGCTTCCACTAATAGGCTGATTAATAATATGGATAATCTCTCTTTTTTCATACTTCTGTCCCGATTACGTCCCAGTATTTAGGCGTAAAAAGGTCTAGCCTTTAATTCTATCATAACTACAATATTATTTATTCATTAATACTTGAATTAGCCTCTCTTTTTCTTTGAGCAACTGTTTCAGATGCTCTATTTCTTTATCTTTGTCTGCTATAACTCCAGCGGTAGCATTACCATATATAGAGGCTGCACTCCCATCGCCAACGACTGATTGGTTGAGCTGACAATTTTCATCATCAAACCAATATGAAATGGGTATATTTAATATTTTAGATATTGCCTCCAATTTAGCGGCATCAATACTTTCTTGGGATTTCCATTTAGTTATAGTAACCGCAGTTACCCCCATTCTATCAGCAAAATCCTTTTGAATAATTCTTTTTTTTCTAAATAATTCATCTAATTGATTTCCAAAGTGTTTCATATTTATAATTAAAATGATAGGAAATTAATTATTAAAGCGTTTGGAAATTAATTTCCTTAAATTTATATTTGCATTATAAATCTACAAAACAATATTCAATATTTAATTAAATAACGTGAGTTCGAAATAAAATCAAAAAATAGCAAGTTGTCCGTCATTGACAAACTTTACGTCAATGGCGGGCTTCTTTTCAAAAAAGCAGTATGCCGCGATAGCCGACAAGGAGTTGGCTATAAAGTTACTGAATGAACGATGTCTTGAGTGTTCAATCTGTGCGATGTTCTTCAGTTCGTCATTGACCGTTTCAATCAAGGCTCTTTTTCTTAGCAAAATCTTGTCGGCAATACTCATCAGTGAGTTCCTCATATTATTTTTAACTTTAGTAACAAGTTGTATGCCATTAAGGAAAAGGTTTTCAAACAGAGCCTGACCTATATATCCCTTGTCTGCACATAGTTTTCCTTTGATGTTTTCCAGAAACCTACCCTGTTTCAACGGTTCCCGGTCATCCACGTTTCCAGGCGTGAACATGAAATTGAGGATTTCACCCTTGTCATTGATTATCAGATGCAGCTTGAATCCGAAGAACCATCCCATAGAACATCTTCCACGCTCGGCAAGCCCTTCAAATGTCTTATGAATCAAGATTCTTTGGTTACGACATACACATAAGGGAGTGGAATCAACGAAACTGATGCCGGTACAAGTTCCCAGCAGTACTCTTTTGATGAATATGGTCATGGGAAGCAATACTTCCTTCTCCAGTTCCACAAAACGGTTATAAGAAACCTGACGAGGAAAAAGGTGTTTCAGATGTTTACAGACATACTCCTTGTAGTAATGCTTGAAACAACGGAAACCACCGGAGTGAAACAGGATTAGAATAACCATAATCTCTGCATCACTCATACGGTTGGGTTTGTTACGATGCATGGTCTTCATATCCTTAATCATATATTTTTCCTGTTGCAATGTAAATTCCTTGCAAAAATCATCGGCCATACAATAAATCTCTGTAACTTTAGACTCTGGAAACATAGTGGTAATCGTTTAAATGTTATAATTCAGCACTATAAATTTAATACTTTTATCGCTATGTTTCTAATTATAAGTGAAATATATTTATTCTTATTTCGAACTCACGTTAAATATGGAAGAAAAAAAGAAGAAAAAAAACAATGGATGGCATGGCATTACGAACCTATTTGCGCAGTTTACCAGTATGTGAATCATCTGAGATGGCTAAAAGGCTCGCTGATGAATGCAAGGTGCCGATTTATACGTTTAATAATTGGCGGAGTGGTTGGGTACGAATACCTGAACTAGCGAAGGATAAGATAGAAGAAGTGGCTGGAGTGAAAATATTTGAGCGTGAATAACTTGTAGTAGAAATTAATAAATGTGATAAACTTAAATTGTGAATGATATGAAAGTAATACTATTAGTAGGAGCTCCTCGGTGTGGAAAAACTCAGTTGGCACTTCAAATGTGCGAAAACAAGCGTAGTGTTTTTTATGATGTCAGATCATCAAGTCTTAAAAGTTTCTTGGAACATATTGATACAAATGTTGATGTAATGGTGTTTGATGACATCCCGGAATGGCAGTTACAGTATTACGAGGCGTTGGTCAGAGGGGATTATTTTCAAGGTGATTTTACTGTTGTTCTGACAACAAATTATTTTCCGGAATGGGTGACAAAATATCCTGATGTATTGGTGTTGGACGAGATTGGTATAAAGAAGAATGGATCGTCTGTTATTGCTAAAGTAAGAAATTATGAAAAGTGCTAAAATAGAAATGAATAAAGGATTGCTTGAGGCATGGCTTGAAGCAGTCCACGAGAACGGTCTTCCTGTCAATATTCAAACAGGAAGGGAATACAATGATTGTAATGGTGACCGGACAGTGGAGGTGCTTATGGAGTATGACGAAAGTGACAAGATGCTTGTTATGGGGGCTTTGAATGCTACGATTAATGAGTGGGCTGGTCTAGTTTGATTCGAAACAGATAAATTATGAATAATGACAGACAGAAGATATTAACTGATTATATTTCTTACTTATTCGCAACAGGCAGGACTTATGATACTGTCGGGAAATATATCAAGCATGTCACGGATTTTTTAGAAATGACCAAAGAAGTGAACCGCCGTGGTTATTTGAATTACAAGCGTGAAAATGCAGATGTCATGGTGCGTCATTCATTAATGTGCTCAGCTATATGCGATCTATTATCCTTTCTCAACATCGGATATGGAAAAAGGGAAAAGACGGTGAAACCTTTGGAAAAACTTGATGTCATTTCGGAGAAGAACAAGAAACAACTTCATGATTTCATTATATGGCTGACTGACAACAATGATTACTCTTCTCATACAGTTGATGTATATTACACATCCATAAAGAAGTATTTCGAATACGCCAATGAGGTAAACATGGATAATTGCAGGAGGTTTATAAAAAGTCTTGAAGAAGAAAAATTATCTCCCGCTACCATCCGGTTGCGGATTACAGCAATCGAAAGATTTTCTAAATGGCTGAAGAAGCCTATAGAACTGAAGCGTCCTAAAATAAAGCGCAAGCTTGATGTGAACAATGTGCCGACCGAAGAGGAATATAACCGGCTGTTGGAATATCTCAAGGGAAAAAACAATAAGGATTACTACTTTTTTATCAAGGTATTGGGTACAACGGGCGCCCGTCTGTCGGAATTTCAACGATTTACATGGGAGGATATAATTAGTGGTGAGGTTACATTGAAAGGTAAAGGTAACAAGTACAGACGTTTTTTCTTCCAAAAGCAATTGCAGCAGGAAGCGAAGGTTTACGCTAAGGAATATGGTAAGACCGGGATTTTTGCGGTAGGGAGATTCGGCCCGATCACACAGCGTGGCTTTTCCCAGCACTTGAAAGCATGGGGGAAACATTGCGGCATTGATTTAAAGAAGATGCACGCGCATGCCTTCCGACATTTTTTCGCTAAAATGTTCCTGAAAAAAAACAAAGATGTTATTCAACTGGCCGATCTTCTCGGTCATGGAAGTGTAGACACAACAAGAATTTATTTACAGAAAAGTTATGACGAACAAAAAAAAGATTTTAATCGAAACGTTACATGGTAGTGTTGCGCAGCTCAATGAACTGTCATCCATGACCGAAGGGGTAGACATCTATGACAATACCGGGCATGTTGACACCGATTTCTTGATCGAAGCGATATCTTGCGTCAGTGCCTTCATGGACGCAAGCAACATAGTTGTAGAAAAAATATCTTCACTGTTAGCGCCGGATGTTCCGATAGCTGAAAAGAAAAAGCAGGCTGACGAAGGCAAAAAATGGAGTGTGGAAGAGATATTGAAACATTGTACTCTTGAGGACGGTGTTCTGAAACTTCCTCAAGTTCAATTTAACAAAAAGTCTTATGCTGAAGCAAAGAAGTGGATAGAAGAAGCCGGAGGCTCATGGCAAGGTGGGAAGATACAGGGTTTCACATTTCCGTTTAATCCGGAACGTGTGTTTCCCATTTTGAAAGAAGGTAAGCGGTGTAACCTTCAACAGGAATACCAGTTTTTTGAGACTCCGGCCGATGTTGCCGACTGGCTGGTTATGCTTGCCGGAGGGATACATGAGGATGATACGGTACTGGAGCCGAGTGCCGGGCGTGGCGCGCTTATTAAAGCAATCCACCGAGCTTGTCCTTCTGTAATGGTTGAATGTTATGAACTGATGCCAGAAAACAGAGAATTTCTTCACACCCTTAACAACGTAATATTGCTTGATGAAGATTTTACCAAATACAGTGTAGGTAGTTACACTAAGATTATTGCAAATCCTCCGTTTTCCGGTAATCAGGATATAGAGCATGTCAGGCTTATGTATGAACGCTTGGAAGAAGGCGGCACGCTTGCAGCAATAACCAGCCAACACTGGAAATTCGCTTCGGAAAAGAAATGTATTGATTTCCGCAACTGGCTGAAAGAAGTACATGGAGAAGTGTTTGAAATCAGCGCAGGCGAGTTTAAAGAGAGTGGCACTTCTATTAGTACAATGGCGGTAGTTATAAAAAATAATTCAAAATGAATTAGATATGAGTAAAAAAAGAACAATGCAAATAGACGCAATTGAGGAAGTAAAAGGAACTCAATTCATGCAATGCAAACTGTATATAGATGGCAATGCGAGTGTTATTCTTATGAATAAAATCGATTATGAAAGGCTGAAAGAAGAAGGAATCTTCATAAGAGATGGCAAAAGTCAAGATTCAGCCGGAGTGTTGAATACAACCAATACTTTCATTGAAAAAAATTAATACTCAAAAAATTTAAAAATGAATGGAATCCACCTGTGTGAAAGATGTAAATATTGCACGCATTCACCCAATTTATTTCAGCCATATTATTGGTGTTCGTGGTATGGGAAAGAAGTAAAAACACCGATTAACAGATGTGATAAAATAACCCTCAAAACGGAACAGATATGAGTTACATAGATAGCACAAGAAAATCGTATTCATCTCCATACGAGATAACGGTCTGTATGACCAAAGAGGAATGTAAGATATTGCTTCCGTTCTTTCAGAAAGCATATAAGAGTGTAAAATCAAAATACGAAAAGTATAATGATATTCACAATGGAGGGGAGGCTACGGAAAGAGAAGAAAATCTTCTTATGAAATACTCTGAGCAGTTGGAAAGACTGGAGAGTGTTTTATCATCTATTGATGAAATTTTAAAATAAGAAAATTATGAGTAAATATAAGATTATGAATTCCAAGAATAAACAAACTGAAATAAAGGCTTTTCTCTCCTTTATACTGGAACAAAGTAAGGAGACCGGTTTACATGTTTCCTGTACAATAATGTCAGAAGAGGATACTGGGGAGGGTTATGAGATATTTGCCGGACATGTTTCCAGTTGTAAGGGGGCAAGACTACATAGGCTGCTTTATGGTGCAATAGCTGTGAATGAGAACTTTCGGAAGGCGGTGACGTCCGCTCTGCTGGAGTACGAAAGGACTAAAACAGTGAACCGGGACAAGATGTCAATGAATTGAAAGGTGCAAAGTGTTCCGGGAACATCATCATTTCCGGTCCATTCCGGGTTGCTGCAATCCGGTAATTTTGTGTTGTCTTATGAAGTTGCGGCTTATTTATATAATTATTTGTTATGTATTTTAATGAAAACGAAATATTAAGGATAAAATCAGCGTCGGACGGCAGGTTGCTTGACGTTGTGCAGGATTTCCGGGAACTGAGAAAATCCGGCAAGGATTATGTTTGCGAATGCCCCAAGTGCAGAAGCGCGAAGAAATTCACGGTCAGCCCCGGCAAGAATCTGTTCAAGTGCTTCTCCTGCCAGATTGGCGGAGAGGGTGCCGTGTCGTATCTGATGAATATCGAAGGATACGGTTATACAGATGCGTTGGAATACCTTGCCAAGAAGTTCTGTGTGCTGCTGGACCCCCATCCGGACAAACCGGCTTGGAAACCGGTTCAGAAGATGAAGAAGGGAAGCAAGGCTGCCAAAGGGCTGGATACGGGTTCTTATTGCGCCCGAATGCTGGCCGCCTCGGGACTGACTTTCGAGGATGTGACCGCCAGTGTGTACAAGACCGATGATACGAAATCCGTGTTCCAATGCCGTACTTTCAAACCGGGAACGATTGATGAGCGGGGAATGCTGACGGCCAAGGGGGATGATGTCATCATAGAATATTATGATCTGGACGGCCTTCCTGTCCGTTATGTCCAGAAGGATAACAAGCGCAGGGCGGCCGGGGAGATGAAGGAATACTACCGCATTCGTTGGCAGTTCCCAGAAATGCATTTGGACAAGGATGGGAAGCCTTTCAAATACAAATCACCGCGGGGGTCCGGTACTCCTATATATATTCCGGAAAAGATACGCACCGCCTTCAAGAGCGGTACGAGGATAGACCGCCTGTATATCCAGGAAGGCGAGAAGAAAGCGGAGAAGGCGTGCAAGCATGGCATCCCGTCCATTGCCGTGTCAGGGATACAGAATCTGGGAAATAATGGCTCGCTACCGGAGGATTTCGTCAGGATTGTCACCGGTTGCCAGGTCAGGGAGGTGGCATTTGTTTTTGATTCGGACTGGGATGATATCTCAAGTAATATCAAGATAAACGATCCGGTTGAGAAACGTCCCAGGAACTTTTATTCCGCTGCTAGGAATTTCAAGGAGTATATGCGTAGTCTGAAGAACCGTGACATCTATCTGGAAATATTTGTAGGGCATATCCGCAAAAATGATGCAGGGGACAAGGGGCTTGATGACCTGCTGGCCAATACTCTTTTGGGAAAAGAGGACGAGCTGGCCGCGGATTTTGATTATGCCTGTAATGATAAGAAGGGTTCCGGCCAGTATGTAGAGATGTTTAAAATTACCGGTTTCACTGACCACAGGCTGATGGAGCTTTGGTGTCTTCACTCCCATGAGGCGTTTGCAGAGCGCCACAAGGATCTGCTGAAGAATCTTCCGGAATTCCTTTTCAACCGTTACCGCTGGAAATTCGATGAGGATGGCAAGGTCGTATCGGCTCAGCCCTTTGACGCGGACGAGCAGTTCTGGCGTGTGGTCAAGAGGAATGAGGGGAAAGATAACGAAAGATCGGATTATGAGTTTTGTTACGTGAATTCCCAGAACTTTTTACAGAACCGTGGTTTTGGGCGCCTGAGAAGACAGGACAAGAGTTTCTTGTTCATCCATCTGGAACCTCCTTTGGTTAGGTCCTTGGAGGCGAGCGACGTCCGGGATTACCTGTTCCAGTTCGCCAAGCATAATTGCTGCGTGGGAGTGAACGAGATGCTGATCAAGGGGGTGTCGCAGTATGTGGGACCGGACAAGCTATCACTGCTGGAGTACATACAGCCCGATTTCATTAAGCCTTCCCGGGACGGCCAGTATTTCTATTTCGATAAATCGTGCTGGCTGGTCACCCGTGACAGCGTAAAGGAAATGGGCTATGAAAATATCTCACATCATATCTGGGAGGAGCAGAGACGTGACTATCCGGCCAAATATCTGGGAAAACAGCTTGTCACCTTCAGGAAGGACGCTGATACGTATTCCTATGAGCTGACCGAAGACGGACACCGCTGCCATTATCTGCAATTCCTGATCAATGCCAGCAATTTCACATGGAGGAAGAAAAGCGGCGAGGTGACTCCCGAGGAGGAGAACGAGAACCATATCCATCTGCTTTCCAAACTGTGCGCCATCGGGTACATGCTGATGGAAGCGAAGGATTCCAATGTGGCGCGTGCGGTGATCGGTATGGATGGAAAGCAGTCGGAGGTCGGCGAGTCAAACGGGCGTTCCGGAAAGTCCCTTATAGGGGAACTCATGAGGAACGTCATGCCTATAGCCTATATTCCCGGAAAGAACTCCGACATCTTCAAAGACCAGTTTGTATGGAATGACGTGATGGAGAAAACCAAGCTGGTGTTTATTGATGATGTGCTTCAGAACTTCAACTTCGAGTTTCTGTTTCCAAACATTACCGGGGATTGGAGTGTTAACTATAAGGGAGGGCGGCGTATCACGCTGTCGTTCTCGCAGTCTCCCAAAATCTATATTGCCACGAACCATGCCATCCGCGGAACCGGCTCCTCTTTCACGGATCGCCAGTGGCTGTTGGCCTTTTCCGATTTTTATAATGAAAGCCACAAACCGGTTGACGATTTCGGAGCGTTGTTCTTTACCGAGTGGGATTTTGACCAGTGGAACCTGTGCTGGAACCTGCTGGCCAACTGTATCCAACTGTATCTGACGTTCGGTGTGGTCCAAGCTCCTGGAGAACGGCTTGAGGAGCGCAAACTGCGGCAGGAGATCGGGGAAACCTTCATTTCCTGGGCTGACGAGTATTTCTCTGCACCGGAGCATATCGGTTGCCGCCTGGTGAAGAAGGAGCTGTTCGACGCCTTGTGCTTGTATGATCCGGCCCAGCGGAAATATAATACCCCTGCCTCATTCAAGAAAAAATTCGTCATGTATTGCAAATGGAAAGGTTTTGTGTTTAACCCCCAGAAATATGACAGCAAGACCGGACTCCCCTATCAGGTCGATAAGGACGGACGTCCTGTCGTGGATGACAAGTCCGGCGGAGTGGAGTATTTCACGGTCGGTACCGGCAAGGAGATCATACAACCGGGAGAAGATCCCTTGGATCCTGATCTTCCGGGAAATTTGAGACTGGACTACTGACATGGCACGAAGTTATCAGGAAATATTGGAAAAGGTAATGCCTCTGGCCGGGCGTGATCCGGGCCGTTTCAAAAGGTTTTATGACCGGGTGACGGAGTTATTGCTCCGGATTCCCGAGGGAGGATCCATCATTGTATCCGAGCACTGCACAGCCCGCTCTTTGGAACTATTCATGGATGTGGCCGAAATGTGTATCATAGAGGAGCTGTTCCACAAGAGCATTAATGACGCATTGCTGGAGTTTTCTGATGACAGGAGTGAGATCCGGCGTTGTCCGGCCTGGCGGCCTGCGGTCCCTTACAGGCATTTCTACTCGGATAGAAATGTATGATATATCCCAATTTATATCATTGTAAAGTTAGTGATTTTTAGTGAGATATGCAAATAAAAAGGAAGCAATATGCTGAAAAAAGAGAATAAAATTTTTGTGGCGGTATGTCCTGATGTCCGGACACGCAGACAGATGATTTCAAGGCTTGCGGTCAGGCTGGGCTTTGCCCTGATACCTAGTGATGCGGCCAAGCTGATACAGGAGGATCTTTATTCCTGTGACCTGTCCACGGCTTATTTCGTGATGTGCACCCAGTATAACTTCAGGAACTCCCCTGTGACCAACCAGAGGCTCTATGAAATGGCTGCCAGAGGCTTGTGTGTTATTGTGGGCGTGCGGTCGCTCCCCCGGGAATACGAATTCATAACGCAGGCATTTTATCCTGAAGACATATAGTTTAAAAGTCCGGTTTTCCGGACTTTTTTGTTTCCCCTCATACCCCTTTTTCCCCAGAAAAAACATTTTGGACAATCGTGCGATCTGTTCGAAAACGGGCGGCCTATATATTCTTTTTTTTATTTTTTAACTTTTAAGAAATATACCCTTATAAAAAATGAAGAAATTTTCGTGCAATCGTGCAACTGCGTTTTTTTTGATTATAATATATTGATATATAAATATTTATGTCTGCACGATTTTTGCACGATTCCGTTCGATTTGTCCAAAAACGTATTTTATGGCTTTTTGTGCGTGGTTTTACATTTCGTACGAAAATCGTGCGCGAATTGTGCAGTGTACAATATATTGATATTCAATATATTACAATAATGTTAATCATCAGATCGTACGGTTGCACGAAAATCCCCCCTTTGTTTTTCAAGGGGTGTTGCAACGGCCTTCATGATTCTTTTGGAAGCCGGTCCATCTTTAGCCGGTTGTTCTTTGACTATCTCAATTTAAATCATTACTTTTGTATAAACACATAAGTATATGATTACCACGAAGATAACGATAGAAAATTATTTAGCCGAATATCTAATAGGCAAGTATGGAACCCCGGACAGCAAAGTAGTCCGCCTGCCTTCAGATCTTGATTTGTACCATTTCGTCTATGATCTTTTGCAGAAACGTCCTGCCGGATGCCCTGTGGATAGCGGAAATCTGGAGCTTGTGTTGCCGGAGCGCCGAGAGGCACACCTTCCGGGTGGCAAACCTTTGGCTACCTATAATTATATAGGCGAGAGGGGAGCCAAAATACTTTCCAGGAAGATAAACACAATGATGCGTGCGGAGCTTCATGACCTGTTTGATGAAAACAAACATGTCTATGGTATAGACTACATCAATTCGGCCTGGTACTTTCTCCGGAAGTATTGCATTGAGAGTCTGAGCGTGGAAGCACTTCTGAAAGATTACCAGCGCTGGCGGCGGAAGATGCGCCGTAAAACCTCCGTTCGGGAATATAAACACAGATAATTTTATGTAACGTAGCGTGTCTTTTTGTCCTTTCCATGTCCTTTTTGGAGGTGTTTTTATGTGGAAAAACGGTCTTTTCATGACCGGGTGTGATGACCGCTTCTCCGTGTCCTTGTTCATGGATGGATCTGTTCTTTATTTTGCAGGAAAAAAGAACGGATGAATCGTATTCAGTTAATATTCAATGAAAAATGGGCCATGGCTAGAGAGGATTATTACAATCTGGTCTCACTGATCCTTCCTTCAATACATTCCGGCAATTTTAAGGAGGTAGAGGCATTTTTTGAAAAAGATACCGTGACCGCATACGCATCGGATCTGAATTTTGTGGGGCGGTGGAATTTGGAAGACAGCGGTCTTCCTTCCGATTCGGTTGCCGTTATTGTGCTGGAAGGGACGCTCTATTCCTGGGAGACGTTCCGCCTTCAGGAATATATTGCACAGGCGGCAGCTAATGACCGTATTGCAGGCATCATTTTGTGGATAAATGGACCGGGGGGAATGATTACCGGTCTGGACAATGCGTCAAAAATGATATCCGAATGTCCCAAACCCGTAGTCGCTTACATTGCCGGAGCTTGTGCTTCCGCACATTTTTGGCTGGCATCAGCCGCAGACAAGCGCTTTCTTGGCTCGTTGATGTGCGAGGTGGGTAGTATCGGTGTTGTGGGTACCTATTATAATGCCAAGGAGGCCTTGAAAAAAGAAGGAATCGATTATCGGGAGATTTACCCGGATTCGGCCGACTTGAAAAACAGGGAACACCGGGAGATTGCGGAAAACAATAACGAGGAACCTTATAAGGAAAAGCTGTCAAAACTGCACATGATGTTCTGCCGGACCGTTTCGGAGAACCTTTCCATCGCTTATGACAAGGACTCCCCCGTGTTCCGCGGGGCGACCTTTATGGGTGATGAAGCGGTCAGGGAAGGACTGGCGGACGGTTATAACACTTTGGAGGGAGCTGCGCGCTGGATTCTGGCGCAGTCCGTCATCAACAAGACAAATCAAATCTTTTAAATTTTTATTTTTATGGGAAAGTATTCTAAAATGTCCACCTTTGCCGGCGCAATCCAAGGATTGCTGGGGCTGAAAGAGTGGAAGAAGGCTGAGGACAAGGATATCCTCGATGCCGATGATGTAGCCAAGCTGAAAGAACTTGGCTTCGATGAGAAGTTCATAACTCCTTTCGGGGAAGCGTTGAAAAATGGTTTTAAGGATGAGGAACAGCAGGCCGGTCCTGTTGAGAACTCGGGAGAGGCGCTGATTCGTGGTCTGCTGGCGCAGAAAGTATCCGAAATGGCTTCCTTGCAGGAGCAGTTGGATGCAATAAGAAAGACAGACGGGGAAAAGACGCAGGCCATCACCCGGAAAGATACCGAAATAGCGGAGCTGAAGCAGAAGATTTCGGTACTGAGCGCATTGCCGGAGCCGGACCATGGTGCGGGTGCCGGTCTGAAACAAAATACGGGTGCCGGTGCCTTCAACCTGGATGATGACAAGCAGCTTGGAGGTATGCAGGGTGAGATGTTCGCGCTGGATCGTCCGTATAACATGCGTGCCCGTGCCGCTCTGCTCGCAAGTCAGGGAATCAATATTCAGGTCCGTGCAGAAAGTTCCGTGGATTACGGCCGTCTGAAGGAGGACCTTGGTGCGTTCTACCGCATCCGCTGGCAGGACCGTTTGCAGTCATTCCTGACCAAGCTCCCCAGTATCGAGAGCATCTTCCCGGTGGAGAGCGGATATCAGGATCTGGCCACTCTGGTCAACATTTGGCTGGGTGAGTTCTCGCAGGCTGACAACACCTCCAGTGATTTCGACAATGTGACCAAAGGTGAATATGAGTTCGACAACGAGACATTGCGTATGTTCAGTGTCATGTTCGCCCATAAGTTCCGTGACCTGAAGCAGCTGGAAAAGACCTGGATCGGCTCTCTCAACAAGGAAGGATCACAGGCGATCAAATGGTCATTCATTGAATACATTCTGGCGGAAACAGCCAAGAAGCTGCATAACGAGCGTGAGCTACGCCGTATCAATGGCGTGCGCAAGGATCCTGACCTTAACAAGCCGGGACGCGCCATGGAAGCGGCCGACGGGCTGTATGAATGGCTGAGAAAGAAGGTTGACGGTTTCATTGACATTAATAACGGGAAGACCGTTTACCAGATCAAGCCGTTTGTGCTGGGTGAGATCACGGAAGCCAATATCGGTGAGAAACTGTTCCAGGGTACGGGAATGATTCCTGCCGTGTACCGTGACAGCGGGCAGCTGGCCCTGTATCTTCCCAGCTATATGGTAGTATGGTATCACAAGTACAACGAGCTGCACTATGGTGTGAACCAGGATTACAAGGCCAATATGATGTACGTTAAGGAATATCCGGCTGTGAAGCTGATTCCGATTCCGAACGCAGACAATCACCAGCGTATTTTCTGGACGATGGAGGGCAATATCAAATGCTTCGAGCATGTGGCCGGTGAAATGACAAATTTCAGCTTGGAACAACAAGACTGGACGCTTAAGGTATGGTCCTTGTGGAAGGAATCCATCTGGGCGCGTGCGGTAGGTTTCAAATATACGAAAAAAGAGGATATGGACGGCAGCCGCCAGATGATCTTCTGTAACGAGTATGACCGGCCTGCATCTTCCTTCATTGACGGGGAGAAGGACAAAAACCCGAACGTAGCCCTGCATACCAGTGTACAGACCGTGGCCAACACCAGCCTGTTCACCATTACGGATATTGAGAACGCCGAAGTGGGTAAGATTGTCACCATCAAGTGTGGCAGCGAGGACAAGGGGGTAAAGATCACCAAATCCGATAAGTTCAGCTTGATCAGTGCCGACTGGATACCGAAGAAAGGGGACACCATACGTCTGATGAAACGTTCTGACGGGAAATTTATCGAAATCGGACGTGATACGGCAGCTTCCGGTGCATTACAGTTCGCCAACGATGCAACCACTCCATCTTTGGCGGGTGCCACGGTGTTCGTAACGGGAACCAATACCCAAGCGACGGCCATCACGAATTTCACAGATGCGGTGGAAGGTGAGGTGTATACCATTCACGGGGCCGGGAATACGAATGCGTCCACTATCGCTAATAGTGGTAATTTTGTCCTGACTGATGCCATGACGCTCAGCGCCGGCAAATTTATCATGCTGACTTATGCAGGTGGCAAATTCTATGAGGTGGCACGTGGTTAAATTTACGGGCGGAGTAATCCGCCCCTGTTATTCATTTTAAATTGTTATAATTATGGCATACGTTAAAAGAGCAGTGAAGCGCCCGGAAGGTAATCCGGGTAAAGGAATCAACCCGCGCGACATGATGAGTATCATTGATGTGGATGATATTCTGGTGTTCCCGGCACGTGACTCGGCCGGTGTGTTGATGACCGAGAACATACAATTGAAGCCTGGATGTTATTCTACCGACATCTATTTCACTCCCGGTACCGTGGAGGTTACAAGCAATACAGACGGAGATCCTGACGCACTTGGTTTCACCCCTACGGTCAAGGGGAACCATCCGGGAAACAAGCAGGCGGTCCGTGAGTTCAAGACCAACTGGCTCGGTCGGAAATGTATCGTGATAATGAGCTACTGTGACGGTCAGGACAAGGATCTGTTCGGTTCTCCCTGCAATCCCATGCAGATGGGAGTCAATTATACCGGTAACAAGGATGCCAACTCCTCTGAATTCACTTTTACCCAGATCAGTAAAGGGGATGACATCGCCATTTATAAGGGTACTGTTCCTTCGGAAGAACCGGTGGCGAGTGTGAGCGCGTCTGCCACTACCATCCCGTTTACGGCGGAAGGGCAATATCAGCTTCAGGGTGGTGAAGCGGAAATAAATAAAGTGACCGGCGGACGGCATGGTGCAGTGATGACCCTGCTGGGTGTAGCGTCAGGCGTGGCTCCGACAATTGCTCACGGCGGCCAGTTCCTGCTGCGTGGCGGAGAAACCTTCACCGCTAGTCCGGGCAGCCAGATAACCCTTCAGGCTTTTGAATCCGGATCCGGTACATGTACATGGATTGAGCAGAGCCGTTATCAGGCATAAGTCATATTCTTATTTTAGTGGTTTCATTATTTCAGGAAAGCGGGGCTTCGGCTTCGCTTTTTTTATTTCATGCGGAATTTTGCTAAAAATGATTAATAAGCAAAAGATTATTTGAGAGATCCTTGTATAATAAGCAAAAGATTATTATTTTTGAATGTCGATTAAAAACAGCATATAATGAGTAAGGAACAAATTAAAAAGGACCTCACAATGCAATTGGGGGTTGTAAAAATGAAATTGAAACAATTGGTTTTTATTGAGGAACAGACCGGGATCAGGAGAACTGAAGAGATAAACGCCCTTCTTGACCGTCTGAACCTGATAGAGAAAATTCTTAAAGAGATGGAAAATGAGTAATAACAGTGTTCCCCAGCCTATGGGGAACTTAAAAAAATAAAGAGATCATGACACTGAAAGAGGAATTGGACGCTCTACGTCCGTTAATGGGAACAGAGTCCGGGGAGTTTTATTCCCGGGTGAAACATATAGCTGATACTTATACGAGTGAAGGGGACAAAAAGATGATTGCAGATTTCATGGATGAGTGCTTGAATGGGATTAGTGGTGAAATTGCTGGCATGGAGGAGAGAACCATAAAATTACAGCTTCAGAACATATCCGAGATCATATCGTTGTCTTTCATTGCGAAACATTACTTTGGCAAAACGAAAGAATGGCTATATCAGCGTATTAATGGTAATGTGGTCAATGGGAAGCCCTGCCGATTCACTGCCGAGGAGCTGGACAGATTCAATCATGCGCTGAAAGACATTTCTCAAAAAATAGGTTCACTCAGACTTTCTTATTGAAAGCTGTTTTTATTCGACACCAATCCATGCAATTGAACCGTTGCATGGATTTTTTATTCATGCCTGTCTTTTGCCCGGCAATTGCCGGGCTTTTTCTTTGTATGGTACATTGTAAATTTTATCGTATGAAAGAAAAAATTATTGCTTATCTGAGCGGTCCCCGTCCGTATCGTGAGGGGATTGCTTTGTACGAGGAGTACGGGCTTAATCTGATGCTGAAAGCCACTTTCCGGCGGAATACCGAAACGGACCTGCTTCGTGCCACCTTGATGGAGGAACTGCGCAAGCTTGCCGGAATTTCGGAAACGGCTTTCAGGACAATGCAACGGAAGGCGGTGGACTCTCCCCACATATCTTCAGCTTCTATAGTGGTGGGAGAGATCAAGGCTGAGGAAACCGCAGTGAATGTTCCTGTCACCCCGGTTGTGGAAAATGTGATCCGTTTCCGTGACCGTTTCCCCTTCCTCAACTCTCCGGATTGTCCGGATGTACTGAAAATACTGGTTGCCGATATGTTCACGGCCTATGACCTTTATCTAAAAACTTTCAGGGAACTGGGGGAACTGCCGGATGACGTTGAGCTGGAACAGGCGTTTGCCATAGCCAAAACAACTGTGGAGAATTACCTGGAGGACCGGAGTATCTGGGAGGAGTTGGAATATTACCGTGACAATCATGTGCTGCTCGGGAAACATCCCCGTATTGCCGTCTCTCTAGCTTCTGACGAGCTTTCCAACAAAAGTGATCTTGAGGTGATGAATATCCGTAAGAATGCGGCCAGCAACGTGTCCAAATGGAAGAAGAAGCTTGAAACCGTTGAAGGTGAGGAGGAACGTGCGAAGGCATTGGCGGCAGTGGATAAATGGGAATCTATGAAATCGGCCGCCGAGAAGGAACTGGAAAACAGAAAAAAAAACTGATATTTCGGAAGGGGACGCTGGAGGACGGGATCAATGGGCTACTCCTGAAAATGGAGCGTTTCTCCCACCCTTGTGACCGTGGCGAGTTTGCCCATTTACTGTCTGCAAAAAAATGCGAGTTGGCGTACCTAGAAGAATGTTTGAACAAATTATCTTATGAATGATATTCCCCCTGACAGCCTGGCTCTAACTGGAGAGCAAAAAAATGATGTTCGCCGCATGGCCGCTTTAGGTTATGCGCCGGAGGATATTGCCGCCTATCTTGGCCTTGACGCTTCTGAATGCTTTCTTTTTGTATATGACGCCGGTATTCCAGGAACCACCATTCGAGGGCTGATCCGTGAAGGCGTGCTTGTCTCACGGGCCGCTCCCGAGATAAAGCTGCACGAAACAGCTGAGGACGGGAATATTGATGCCGTTAAGCTGCTAACGGAGATCCAGGAACGCCGTTTGTTTGAGAATCTGTTAAAAGATATGGATGAATATGAGTGAATTGCCGGTCAGACCTTCAAGAGTGGACTTTGAAAAGGTTGATCTGAATCAGATCCAGCGCATTCTTTCCACCGGAACGCTGGATTCTTTGCGTCCGGAAGAGAGGGAGTATTTCTCTCTAATGGAGATGGTACGTGGTCTGCGTGCCAGGATGCGTTTCACTAACGGCAGGATGGTGACAAAGGCAGGAATAATCAGGCTGCTGAAGTCGGAGCCGTACAGCCTGTCCGACTGGATGGCCCGGCAGGTGTATAATGACAGCATCAATTTTTTCTATACCCAAGACAACATCCGTCCGGAGGCGTTTGCTGCCCTGTATGCCGAGCGTGCCGAGAAGTGGGCGGACGCCGCTTTCCTGGCCGGCAAGATCAAGGAGGCAAGGGCCTTGTTGAAACTTGCCGGTGAATACCGCAGATGCTTCAGGAAGGAACAGGCGGAGATACCGGAAGAGCTTCTAAACCAGAAAAAGGTTGATATCTATACGGCCAGCCGTGAGGATCTGGGCGTTCCCGCCATTGATAGAAAGGAACTGGAGGGTTTCATCGACTCGATACCGGAGATACCTGTTGCTGTGCGTGATAATCTGAAAGAGGACGCACGAATAAGAAAGTTTGATTTGAAAAAACGTATGATTTATGATATCGAGGAATTTAGCGAGGAAGATAGCGAATGATGAGGATGTGGATGTAAAATTCAGCCATAATGTCCAGATGCTGACCGATTTCGTGGATACGACCATTCTGGTTGTCATAGCCGGGCGTGGTATGTCCAAGAGTACGGTCATACAGTCCAGACGTTCATACAGGTGTATCTGGGAAATGCCCGGTGCGCCTTTCGCTTTTGTCGCCAACACTTATGCCAATCTGAAGGACAACATCATGCCCGCCGTACAGAAGGGATGGGAAATGATGGGGCTGTACGAGGGGGTGCATTATATCCGTGGAAAGGAACCGCCAGCCTCCTGGAAGGCGAAATGCTCCATAATTGTCAATGATTACCGGAACTGCTATTCCTTCTGGAATGGCAGTGTTATTTTTATGGGTTCGCTGGATAACCCTTCACTGCTTGCCGGCAAATCGGTGGTCCATCTGTTTTATGACGAGTCAAAATATGACAAGGACGAGAAGGTGAACCGTGCCATGCCTGTTCTACGTGGCGATTCTCTCACTTACGGGGCATCGCATCTGTTTCTTGGTCTGACGATCACCACTGATATGCCGGATGTCAACGAGGGGGAATATGACTGGTATTTCCGTTATGCACCCAATATGGATCCAGACCGTATAATTCTGATTGTACAGGCGGCTTTTGAACGGAACGGGCTGCTGTTGAAGCAACTGCGCGAGCAGAAGAAAGACAATCCCAGTCACTCCGTGCTGGCGCGTCTGGAAAGGAAAATAGATTATTATGATCGGGCCTTGCGCAAATTGCGCCGCGGACAAACCTTTTTTCTTAACGCATCCTCCCTGGTCAATGTTGATATCCTGACCTCGGAATATATACGAAACTTATATCAAGGTACTCTTGAACTGCATGAGTTCTGCAAGTCGGTGCTGGGTATGCGGCCCGGTCTCCGGCGTGATGTCCGTTTCTATGTATTATTCGGGCAAAGGCATAAGTATTATGACGGGAGTCCTGGAGGGGAGCCGGCGGAAAATAGTCGGGAGTTGCGCTATCTGCGGCATGACGAGCCTTTGGATGGCGGCATGGACTTCGGCAACATGCTTTCATTCGTGATTGGGCAGGAAGACGGAGCGTATTACCGATGCCACAAAAACTTTTTCGAGATACCTCCCGGATGGTTCCGTGAGCTGGCTGACCAGTTCTTGGATTTCTTTGCTTCACATGAATGTAAGGAACTGTCGTTGTATTATGACCGGGCCGGCAATAATTTTGAAAGACAGGGGGAGGATTATGCCAGGAAGATAAAGGATGCCATAGAGAAGGATGCCGATGGCCGGCGGACCGGATGGACCGTCATTCTGATGAGCCGCAGACAGAGTATCATCCCCCAGTCGGAGGAATACGGATTCATGCAGGAGTTGATGAAGGGAGAGAATGGGCAATTGCCCCGATTGCTGGTTGATGCGGTGAATTGCCGTGAAATGGTCAGCAGTGTTGAGAAAGCCCCAGCCGGCATCCGCTATAAGGGTGAAACCAAGGTGGTGTTCAAGATCAAGAAGAGTGAAAAGCTTGCCCCGAAGAAACTTCCCATGTTTTCTACCAATTTCAGTGACGCTTTCAAATACCTGATGATGCGCAGAAACTGGCGTCGCATTGTCCGTATTGCCCGTGGCAATAATGCAAATCCCTATATTCCCGGTTTTGAGGAGTGATTTCTGTCCGTACCAGGCATCCCGCCGTTTTTCTCTGTCATATTTCACGAAAATTGCCCGGGGCAATTGCCCTGGGACTTCTGAGCGGCCCGCACGGAAACAAGAGACATGGTTTTAAAGATTTTGGTTTTATGGTGTTATTTATTGAAAACTAGATATTTATGTGCTCTTACAGCAAAATTCAAGGCTGAAATACGCACATTTTGAATGATAAATACGAAAATAAGGGGAAAATCAGTCATTTTTTGGATGGTTTTTCACTGGATCTTGTGAAATGCCTTGCGGGGGAAGGCGAAAAAGAACCCCCGGCCTGTAAGTAGTTATCTCACCCACATACTTACACAAAGATGCGTCACACCGCACAGCCGGGGGCAAATACCCTCTGCTGCGGTGTGACGCATTTTGTATGTTATGTGAGTGAGATGACGCAAAGATAATCAAATATTATTGTATGAAAGTGATAGAGATAATAAACTTTAATCGTGAGCTGCTGAAAAAGTTGCAGGAGGCGGGTGTCCGTCTGAAGGATGTCCAGTATGTGGAGTTATATTCGGAATACATGTACCGGACAAGCCAAGGAGAGAAAGTATCTTATGTCGTTGCCGTGCTTTCTGAAAAATATTCGGTTAGCGAGAGGACGATTTATGCCCTGGTTAAGCGGTTTCGGAGTGACTGTAAGACGTTTGCAGTATGAACGGGCTGTTTTATCAGGCGGACTGTGCTGTTTCTCCTATCTTTAGGATGTTTCATTTTTATAAAGAGGAATGGCTATGAACAAGTATTATCAGGTACTAGACAAGATACTTGCCACAGGAAAAACGCAATCAAACAGGAAGGGGAACATACAGTACCTTCTGAATGAGGTTCTGGTACTTACACCAGCGGATCTGTTGGACATCTTTGAAGGGCATCATATTGCCCGCAAGAAGCTTCGTAATGAACTGCATTTGTTTATGCAGGGTGAGCGCCAGGTGGAAAAATACCGCGAAGCAGGTATCAACTGGTGGGATTATTGCGGATCCATTCTTGTGAACTCTTATCCCACCTATTTTGAGAAGCTGCCGCCACTCATAGACAAAATCAACAGGGAGAAACGTAACAGTAAGAATTATGTGCTTTTCCTAGGTGAGACCGGTGTGGAAAGCAACCAGACACCCTGCCTGAGCCTGGTGCAGTTTCAGATTGACAATGGAGAACTGGTGTTGTCCGCATACCAGCGTAGCAGTGATGCAAATCTCGGATTGCCTGCTGACATTTATCATCTGTACCTGATGGCACGGCAGATAGAACTTCCCCTGAAGTCGATCACCCTCTATTTGGGAAATGTACATATTTACGAGAACAATATCCCGGGTACCCGTGCACTGCTTGCTGGTGACGAAACTGTCCGTTTCGAACTGAATGTCTGATCTGCTGCATGTGTCGTGCAGTGGGTAACGCTCCTGATCCTGCCTGTTTCTCATAAATTCAGAAGATCTTTGCGGCGTTTTTTTAAATGGAAAGTAACATGAGAAATATGTATCTGTCTGCCCCGCTTCCGTTTGTGGGGCAGAAACGTATGTTTGCCAAAGAATTCATCAAAGTATTGGACCGATTCCCAGACAGTACCGTTTTTGTGGATCTTTTTGGCGGATCGGGGCTGCTGTCCCACATCACCAAACGGGTAAGACCTGATGCTGTTGTGGTATATAATGATTTCGACAACTACCGGCAACGGCTTGACAATATACCGAATACCAATCAGTTGCTGGCAGATTTGCGAAGGATAACAGCGGAACTCCCCAGAAAGAAACGTATAACCGGTGAAGCCCGTGAAAGAATATTGGCTCGTATTGAAAAGGAGGAAAAGGAACATGGCTACGTTGATTATATCACATTGTCGTCATCCCTGTTGTTTTCCATGAAATATGTGCTGAATCTGGATAATATGAGGAAAGAAACGTTTTATAACACTATCCACCGGACTGACTATTCCGATGCGAAGGATTATCTGGAAGGACTAACCATTGTCAGTGAGGATTATAAGGAAGTGTTCAAACGTTACAAGGATGTTCCGGGGGTGGTTTTCCTGGTTGATCCCCCTTATTTAAGTACAGAAGTCGGAACATATAAAATGTACTGGCATCTGGCTGATTATCTGAATGTCCTGCATGTTCTGAAGGAGCATTCGTTTGTGTATTTTACATCCAATAAATCTTCCATTCTTGAATTATGCAGTTGGATTGGGGATAATCCCTCAATCGGTAATCCTTTTAAGGATTGTGTGAAAGTGGAATTCAATGCCTGTGTGAATTACAGTAGCTGTTATACTGATATAATGCTGTGTAAACAAGGTAAAAAAGATGTTTCAGATTTGGCTGCCTGATATTAAAATCTGTGAACAGGATGTGCATTTATAACAGAAGTCCTGTTATCAGACCAAGCAAAAGGAATATTAGACTGTTTATTATCAGCTTTTTGATCTGATAAAGGTGCATACAAATAAGGCTTACCTCTTTTTGTAACTGCTTGATATCTTCCTGTTCTTTTGTCATGGTTCATATTTTTGATGCATCAGCAAAGGTAATAAAAATCCGCTAGAAAATTCGGAATGTTGAATATTATTCATACATTTGTGATGCCCTCAAAATTAGAGTCATAAAAATTGGTGAAACAGGACATGAACCCCTTTTCAAAACGTAATCCGTAAAATCGGGTTAAGGTTACACTAATACCTTTGGGCGCGTTTTGATAAGGGATTCACCATTTAATGTATGAGACCCTACGATAAAGATAAATCACAAATATTGGCAATGTTTTATTATGGAGTGCCGATAGAGGATATAAAACGATTCTACAAGGGTAAGGAACAACAATATTTATTTGACACGGCTTTAATGCAGTTAGAATCAGAAGGGATGATAAAAAGAGAGGGGGAAAGCTTTGTCGTGACAAAAGAGGCGGGGGACGCATTTCTGTGTTATGGGAATTATCTTAAATATGTTGAAGCGAAGAGGAGACAACAGGTTGATAATGAAAAAGCAAAGGTTTTGGATTCAAAAGTAAAGAAATCAACGATTGTTTCCAATTACTTGAAATCAGCAAATATGGTATGTAGTATTGTCAGCTTTATAGTAGGAGTTCTGTTGTCAGATCAGGTAAAATGGATATTAAACTGGTTATTATCATTTTTTCTCACTGGATGTGCTCTTCCTCATTCATAATTTATTAAATTGAATTTTGCTATAAGACTAGTAAAAATCCATTAGTAAATGCCTGGTTGTTGGATATTATCATTACATTTGCTGTTCCAATTAAATAATAATCTCGTAAAAAACAAAATCATGAAAAAAGTAATGCTTTTAGTATTAGTTAGCACATTATCTTTATTGTTGTCTTCATGTTATAGTTCTCAATTGTATGTAGGTGGCATGGAAGTTGACGAACCTAAAAGAGTTTTGAACTCAAAGACAAACAATCATTTTCTTTTCGGGTTGATATCACCAGCATCAAACAAGAAAGATATCAAGCAATATGTTGGGGATCGTCAGAAGTATGCAATCAAAAACCACCATACTTTTTTAAATGGTTTTTTGGAGGTTATTACTTGTGGTATCTATACTCCGTCAAAAACTACATTTTATGTACCTATAAATGAATGACATTTAAGATTTTATGCCTCGTACTATTTAAGTTCGGGGCTTTTTTGTGGTTGTTTCTTAATCACTTAATTATTTATCGTTATCCGTAAGAGCAGTGGAGAGGTCAGCTATATGACTGAAATCAGAGAATTTTCATTTCGGAAGAAAGTTTACTAACCGTCAGATGTGCCTTATGGCTCATGCTTCCTTAGCTTTTTCTGCATTGGTATGTGCCGGTTTTGTGTCGGCTGTTCCTGCATTGCTTTGCCTGGCTTGGTTTGTTGTGTCGTTACATCTTGCTTGGAAAGGAGGTCTGAGATGAAATTCTTTATTGATGAACCCAAAACTTACCTGTCTGTCAACAATAAAGGCAGGGCTATGAACCAGTGGATTTCCACTTTCACTCATGTATTGATTCCTGATGAACTGTCACGTGATGCCTTTATTGAGGCTGTTCGTGCCAAAGCGTCCATGTTGGATGAAGAGTTTCCAAGAACCAAACCGCTTCGTGTGGATGTTTCCAGAAACAATGATATACATATTGAGGTCTATCCCGATAAGAATCCGTATAATACTGTCTTCATAGTTCATATTTATCCAGTACGCGGCGAGTTCCGTTTCTATGAATCTACAAACCCTAAAATATTGGAAGGAGGCCTGAAATGAAAGAAGAAGGATTTAACCCGAATGCTGTCATAACAGATCAAGTGATAGATGCACTGGCTAATATACAGGATCATGAGCCCGGTTCCTTTCGGGAGCATACGGAGAAATTGACGGATATTCTGTTGGATGACTTTGAGTTGATGGAACCGGACAATTTGAAAAGAAATCTGGATTTGGTGCAATTCTTTCGGTTCTATGCAGGACTGATAGAGAAATTGCATCCACAAAGCAAGTAGTCCTGTCCTTTATCCCATATTGCATTTGTCCCATATTTGCTTGAAAAATAGCGAATATGGGACAAATTAATTTATATACCGCAGTCGAGGAGATGAAAGCGGTGAGCAAAGCTGAAGGGACATTCAGTATCAAATTCCGGAAATACAACCGTCAGAAACAGTCTGGCGGTGATCTGGTGTTTTTGAAAGCGGCCAGGCTTCGTTCCAAGGCTTCTGATGAAAAAATAGAGAATGCCAGTCATAAACTGTTTCTTGTCGATACGGAAACAGGCAACGCATTGAACTGCTGGCAGATTCTGGTAGTGGAATTTAACGGACAGAAAACAGTTTTGTAATATGGAGGTAAGACGTAGCGGAAATTTCGGCTTTGTGGACCCCGGCAATGGATCGCTTTATTCCTTTGACATTTCAGGACGTGGTAAGGGATGGGAACCTTCCAGTATCATGCTGAACCATAACCGTAACACCTGTTTCACGAGGAAAATGAGTGTGGCCGGATATGATATCGTTCCGATGGGGGATAACAATGACATGCCCGGAGAGGTCATGCGCCTGCTTGACCGGTTCTATGCCGGCGAGGGTATTCTTGGCAAGATTGCCGGTCTGCAATGGGGGGACGGTCCCCGGTTCTATGAGGATGCAATTGATGATACGGACAACCGTTTCTACAAAAAATGGGTGCTTGCACCTGATATTGAGTCGGACATGTCTTCCTGGGATTATCGGATTTGTATGCACCGTTGTCTGGTTGATCTCACCCACATGCAGGGCTTCTTTATCAAGTTTGTCCGCAACCGTGCGCCCCGTATTGGCGGGCGGGGGAAGCTACTAAGGTTGGAGCATATCCCTTATCAGCGTGCCAGACTGTTGTACCCTCCCCCTGGGAAAAATGATCCGGAAGGCATTGTCGTGGGAGATTTCCCTTTCCCGGATCCTGAATATATGGAGAGGTATCCCATGTTTGATCCGGCAGATCCTTTCCGATATCCGGTGTCGGCCAAATATTACAACATCTATTCCTTCTGTAAGGATTTTGTTAGTACCCCGCGTTTTCTGGGAGCCTTTGACTGGCTGGAAATAGCCGGTACCTTGGCACCATTACTGCATAACTATAATCTGAATTCCAGCGCGCTCAGTCTGCATATAGAATCTCCACAAGGGTATTGGGACAAGGCGGAGGAACGTTTGAAATCCGTATGCCGCAAGCGTGGGGAAACCTATACGGCCAAGATGCTGGAGGATTACAAGGATGAATGCATGGAGAAATTTGCCGGAGGTATTACCGGGATGAAGAATGTGGGAAAATATATGCACACCACCCGGTTCTGGAGCGATGAAGCCAACGATTTTGAGGGATGGAAGGTGACTCCTATTGATAAGAAGGTGAAGGATTACATCGAGGCACAGATTAGAATCAGCAACAAGGCTGACGCTGCTGCCACCTCCGGGTTCGGAATTGATCCGGTGCTGGCGAACCTCATTTTGGAAAACAAACTGAGCAGTGGAAGCGAGAAACTGTATTCCATCAAGGTCTACAATGCGTCTGAAACGGCTATTCCGGACATGATACTCTGCAAGCCGGTGCAGGAGTATATCAACGCTAACTGGCCGGGAACAGATATACGTATCGGACTGTACAGGAATGTGGTGAGTCAGGAAGAGAACGTGTCGCCGGGAAACCGTATGAAAGAAAATATATAAGTTATGAAAATGATATTCGACAGAAACGGAGAAGGGCGCCAGGAGCTTGTTGCGGCGCTGGGAATGATTTCCGACAGTCTAGACTATTCCAAGTGGAAGCCGGTACTGCCTTTGGCCGCACGCCAGCTGACCTGTATTATCGGGGCGGACGTGCTTTCGGCGATAGTCGACCTTTATTGGGATGAAGACCTGGACCCAGAGAAAGAGGAACTTGTATTCATGGCGCAGCGTGCCGTGGCATATTTCGCATGGGTAAAGGTTGTTCCCACGTTAGATGCACAGCATGGCGGTAGCGGAAGGCAGAGGAAACTGGGAGAGAATGAGAAGGGGCTGACTGCCCTTCAGGAATATAAGGATGAAATGAACATACTCAATCTGGCGTATGAGTCGGTGGATGCTCTGGTAGGATTCTTGGAGGAGAAGCAGTTTGACTTCTGGGAAAAAAGCCTGGCTAAAAGACAGATGGACGGATTGCTCATCCGTACCAAGGACGAGTTTGACGAGTTCTATCATATCGGCAGCCACCGTCTATTTCTCATACTGGTTCCCATCCTGCGTGAAATACAGCGTACAGACATTCTGCCTGTTGTCGGAAAGGAGCGGTTTGATTGGCTTGTCAAAAGGGATCCGGACGTATGTGACACTCTTTTGGAGGAATGCCAGCGACCTCTGGCACTGTTGGCCATCAAGAAAGCGGTTGATCGCCTGCCTGTAGAGGTTATTCCGGAAGGTATCGTACAGGTGCAGCAGACCGGAACTGTAAAGGAAAAGTTACGGGCAGAGAAAGAGGCGCGAAAAAGTGTGGCGGACAGTCTTCAGGCCGATGCCGACCGGTATCTTCAGGAATTGCAGGATACGGTGGCGGCTTTGGACGCCGCGCCTGAGGAGGTTGATTTCTATGTTTCAGGCCCCACGCTTCAAAGCAAGGGGATAACCTTTTGATTTTTATGCGTGTAATATATTATCAGAACAGACAAGTGAGTGTGCCGGAAACACTTGAGGAACTGACACCTGCCCAGTATTACCGTTATCTGGAGATCGCCACCATGGCTAACCAGCATATATTGTCGGAACCCGGGATACGTTTGAAAATTCTGTCTCTTTTTCTGGCACTCCCAGTTGATATGGGGCATCTTCCTCCATCCACATGGAAAGAAACGCTGGCACTGTTGTCCCTGACGGATCCGTTCATTATTCGTGAGGGAAAATCTTTCCGGCTGGACCTGAGTACCGGAATCAACCTCCTTCCGGAATGGGGCGGCTTTCACGGACCGGAAGACATGCTCAACGGAGTATCGTTTGACACCTTCTGCAAGTGCATGGCACTGGTAAGACGGATGGGTGATGAGGGTGACGGCGACAGGGACATGATATTACGGGAGTTCGGAAAAGCTCTTTATACGGGAAGGGAAGGTGCGGAACCGCCAATTCTACTCTGTCTTCATGCTTATCTGTTTTTTATGAATGTGTTCGCCATCATCCGGGAAGAGCCTTTGGAGATTGATGGTGAAACGGTTGACTTGCGGATTCTTTTCCGAAAAGATGAGAAGCCGGAAGCGGATGACCATACCGGCTGGACGGGCATTGGGATGGATATCGCTGAGAACGGGGCATTCGGGAACTATGCAGAGGTGAGGGCGACACCGTTCTGGGATATCCTTATTTTCCTTTACAGAAAGAAGTTTGAGAAATTACATTCCAAAAGATAGAGCCTATGATCAGTTTGAAAACCTATCGTGAGTATTATGAGGATGTCATGCGGCGTGTACCTGGCATACATTCCGTCAGAGTAGTGAATGTGGACCAGGACATGAGCGACTGTCTGAAAAGTATCAGTTCTGACGAGCTTCCGGTTCTGTTCGTGGTCGTACCGTCCGCACAGGAGACAGGTACGGATCCGGACAATGTGGAGGAGGATAACCTGTGCCTTATATTTCTGATGGACCGTATGGATATGCAGCGCCGTGGTCCGGTTCGGGTGCTGGAAGATACACAGCCCCTTGTCGAGAGCATCAAGAATGTGATGCGTGGTGACAGGAACAGGGGGTGCTGTCTTATGCGTAATCTTGACCGGATGACCACTACCCCGGAAACAGGATTCTATACGGATTACAGCGGTTGGAGTGTGTCGTTTAAACTTGGTACGGAATGAGTGACGGATGGAACCCTGTGAGGGAGGAGTTCTTCAAAAGAACCCTGTCCCGTGACTTCAAGACCATTTATCAACGGCAGTTGGATATTGCGGAAAGAGGTATTTACCGGGAAGGAAGACAGCTTAAGGTGAGATTCCGCCCGGATAAAATTGTGCCCGGCCGTACAGGGCATCTGCGTGACCGTCTTGCGGCAGCCGAGTTCCAGATAACGGGGGTGGATCCGATAATGCTGGAAACGGGCTACCCTCTTTATATACGTTTTCTTGACATGCGGGAGAAACGCGATCTCCGTATCTATAACCGTCAGATATGGGGGATAGTGTACAACAACGCATTGCCTGATCTGAGAGCGGGCATGTCCGATTCGCTCCGCAAGGAGATCCGCAACCGGCTGGAGAAGTTGTTTCCCTGGCCGGACGGGAATGACAGTGCGCATCGTCCCGGATACCGTCCTCATTGATATTTTGCCCCGTTGTCCATGGATATGCGGGGCTTCTCATGTTTCTCCCGTCCTTTGCCCCTTCCTTGCCGGTTACTAGTTTTGCTGAAAAGTAACCGTATGAACAAAAAACTGAAAGATGATTATATAAAGTTCACCCTCTCCCTGAATACCAGTGAGGCCCGTGAGGAACTGAACCGTCTAAACGCGTCCTCCCGTGAGCTGCAACGGACGAATGAGGGTTTGCGCAATTCGATGACAGAACTGGTAGCCTCCGGCAAGAAAGGCAGCGATGAGTACAAACGTCTGGAGGCAGAGCTGAAATCCAATTCCAAAGCCATATCCGATAATAATGCGAAAGTGAAGATTCTCCGCTCATCCATGAAGAGCACCGAGAAAACTTATTCGGAATTGGCCAAAGAGGCCCGCGGGCTTCAAAAACAGCTGGACAATACTGTCAAGTCCCTTCATCCGGAAGAATATGCCCGTTTGGAAAAGCAGCTGGAGGAAACACGAGAGGCGATGGCCCGTCTGCGTGGCGGAACCAATGAAACTTCCGGGTCATTCCTGAAACTGGGGAATATGAAAGCTATGGTGGTGGGATTTTTTGCGTCCGCCGGAGCGGCTGCCCTTGATTTTTTCAAAGACGGCATGTCCAAGGCAAAGGAATTTGTCAAGGAAAGTGTGGAGGTGGCCATTCAAGCTGACGGAGTTCTTCATGCATTTGAGAAGTTGGACCGCCCTGATCTTCTTGCAAACCTTCGTACCGCCACTAAGGGAGTCTTGTCGGATCTTGAGCTGATGAAAGCGACGGTCAAGGCAAAGGATTTCCGGATCCCGGTTGATGATATGGGAAAATATCTGGCATTCGCCCAGTTGAAGGCACAACAGACCGGTCAAAGTGTGGAATATATGACAGACTCGATTGTAACCGGTCTGGGGCGCAAGTCACTTCTTATACTGGACAACCTGGGACTTTCCGCCGCAGAAATCAATGAGGAGGTTGCCAAAACTGGTGATTTCATGAAAGGGGTGTCCAATATCATAGACTGCCAGCTAACACAATCCGAATTGTATGTATCCGCATCTGACAAGGCTGCTCAGGCTGATGCAAGGCTGGAAAATGCCAAATTGAAACTAGGAAGACGGTTGTCCTGGCTTGGAGATTTATGGATCAGCCTGAAAAACAGAATGGCTGAAACTGTCAATACAACAGTATCCACCGCCAATGAAAAGTTTTATGAACAGAAGGAACGGGTTATAAGCCTTTATTCCGAGTATATGCCGTTGCTGGACCGGTATGATGAGCTGAAGACCAAGACCAGACTATCCTCGGATGAGCAGGCCGAACTTAATTCCATCATCACCAAAATCACGGACAATATTCCCGGAGTGATAACCAAAGTGGGGGAATACGGACAGGCACTGGATATTTCCAGCGGCAAAGCCAGGGAGTTCGTGCGGCAGCAGAAGGTACTGTTGGAATATATGAACCGGGAAGCCATCAAGGAAGAGGAGAATAATCTGGGGGAATACAGGAAGAAATACCAGAACGCGCTGAAGGCGCAGCAGGCCGGAGGGGTGTATGTGACTTCTTCCATGAGCAATACCGGATATTCCACCTCCTGGTTCGATAATACTCCGGGCACACTGGCACGTATTGATGATGATGTCAGGAAGTATGGCGACATGATCAAGGGTGCTGAGCTCCGAATCCGGGAACTGCGGGGTGAGAGTCTGGAGAAGTCCCTGGAGGACAACGAGAAGAGGATCAAGATGCGGGATGAGTTCATCAAGATGAACAAGAAACAGCTGGAAACATGGCTTGCAGACGAAAAAAATGCGGGCAGCGAGTACAGGGACATGGCCCGCACCATTCTTTCCGGCAAGACGGATATCCAGGTGGATCCTCAGAAAGCCAATGCGGTTAATGCGCAGAGTGTGAAACTGGAGGACTTGCAGAAGAAACATTTGCAGGAGCGTCAGCGTCAGGAGGAGGAACTGGAATACCGGATAGCCCAAACCCGTATTGATGCTATGGAGGCCGGGGCTGAAAAGGAACTGGCACAGCGGGAACTTGACAACCGCAGGGAGATATCGCTTCTGCGGCGGCAGAAGGATGACTATATCCAGGCTGTAATCCGGTTTGAGAAAGAAAAGTTCGAGGCCGAGGAGGAACTGAAGGCGAAGAAGGACAAGCGTTATGTGAAAAAATCCTTTGACTCGTACTCGGTGTCCGTGGATACGTCGGCATTTGACACGATCATCAGCAACACCACCAGACGTCAGAGGAAAGAGGGTTTGCGTGAGCAGGAAAGTGCATGGGACGAATATCTGATCAAATACGGCACCTTCCAAGGGAAAAAGGAGGCGTTGACGCGCAAATACAGGAATTTGATGGATAGTGAGTCTGATGCAGGCAGGATCGCATCCCTGCAAAAGGAGTTTGAGGAAGCTCTGTCGGCCCTGGATGTTGAGAAGTTGAAGCAGGAGATCAATTGGGAGTTGATATTCGGGGATTTAAGTAAGGTGTCTAAAAAAGAGCTTGACAAAGTCAGGGCACAGTTGAAACTGTTCCGTGAATCCGATGAGTATAAGAATATGGCTGTAGAGCAAAAAAAGGTTGTTGACGAAGCTTTAGACGGGATACAATCCGCCATTATTGACAAAGGCGGACTGCTTGGTGATCTTCCAGACCAGTTGGACAATCTGAGAAAAGCTCAGGAGGAACTGACCAAGGCTCAGGATGAATATAATATGTCCTTGGAAAGTGGAACACATGCCGAGCAGGAGGTGGCGAAGAAAAAGCTTAATACAGCATCCCAGAATGTCACGAATGCGAAAACGAATGTGGACAAATCATCAAAGAAGGCTATAGACAATATAACCGGAGTCACCAATGCCATTGCACAGCTCGGGGAGGCGGATGTAAGTCTTTCCTCATTCGGGGATAGTGTCGGGTCATTGGTTGACGTACTCTCGGAATCCGGATCGAAGATAGGCGGGATTATTGCTGCCATCCTGGCCATACTTGACCAGATCGGTGACCAGGGGCTTGACAAATTCGTGGGAAATATACTGGAAACTGTGAGCAATGCCGTAGGAGGAATTTTCGATACGGTGGGGTCCATTTTTGGAATCAAGGGGGCCGGTGGTATTTTCCATGGCGCTGATTATTCCGGTTATAATGAGATGGTGGCGCAGTATGATAATCTACTGGATATCTGGGACGAGCTGCTTGACAAAAAAAAGGCATATATAAATGAAAGTTACGGTGCGGAAGCATCCAAAGCCGGAGAGGAAGCTTTGAATATTGCAAAAAACGAGCTGGATGTACAAAAGAAACTTGCCGAGGCACGTCTGAGTGCCGGCAGCAGTATCGGAAGTCACAGCCAGGGCTACAGGATGTGGAAAGGCTCCTACAAATGGGAAGGACAGAACTGGCGTGATGTCGCCGGGGAGATATCCAGGGAGTACGGTGTGACGTTCAACGAGATGAAGGATATGATCAATATGTCCCCGGAAGTCTTGCAGTCCATCAGGGAGAATTATGCCGGTCTCTGGTCTGTTATGGACGGAGAGTTCAGGAATCATCTGGAAAATATCATCAAATATGGCGAAACGGAAAAGGAAATACTGGAGGCGGTGAAGGAACAGGTTACCGGTATATCCTTTGACAGTTTTGAGGATTCTTACTGGGAGATGATATCCGATCTGGAGAACGGAAATGAAGAACTGGCCGAGAATCTGGAGGAACAGCTCCGCAAATCCATTATCAGAGCCATGATGGCCGACAAGTACAAGAAACAGGTCAGAAAACTATATAAAACCTGGGCAGAATATGGTGAGGATGGTTATACGAAAGATGAGGTTGATGCATTGCGTGAGATGCAGGAACAGTTGTCTGAAGCAGTGCTGGCCGAGAGAGACAGTCTGGCGGATATCTTCGGGTGGGACGCATCCGGAGACTCTTATTCCCAATCCTCTTCCAAAGGATATTCCACCACCATGAGCCAAGAAACAGGTGAGGAGATCAGCGGACGGCTGACAGCCATGTATGAGTCTAATGTACGTTTGGAAACCAAAGGAACGGAAATGAATGCGAATATGCTTATTATTTCCACGGCGGCATTGAATATGGCAAAGGAACTTGCTGCTCATTTGGTATGTGTCACGGAAATGCGTGATGTATTGCATGAATGCAACGATCATTTGGAGAAAATTGAGAAATATACCGGCATATTGAGCGGCATGGACGACACTCTTGCCGAGATAGAAAAAAACACAAAAGGAATGTGATTATGGAGAGGAATGCTTTTATTAATGGCAGGAATATCTGGAGTACATGGGGTGCGGAATTGATGGACGGAGCTTTGGAGGCTATACTGACACCCCCTCCTGTGAAGGACTATATCGAAAATGACAGCAGGTTGGAACATGGCATACAGATTACTTCATCGCCTGAGATCTGCAAGATGGATTCTAGGGAGCTCACCCTGCCTTTTTTTATTACGGGAAACTCGCAAAGTGACTATCTGGATAAATATTCGTCCTTTGTATCCGAACTGGTAAAGGGTAAAATTGCACTGAAAATCCCGGCACTGGGAAAGATTTACAATCTGTACTATCTGTCTTGCGGCAAGTATGGAAGTTACGGAAAATGCCGGGGTAAGTTTATGGTCAAACTCAAAGAACCCAATCCGGGCGACAGGGAAGATATTGTATGAAAATTGAGATCAGAAATTCAGCTGGTACACCATGTTTCCGGGATGTTGTCAGAAGAGGCAGCAAACGTAAGTTCACTCTGATGAAGGAGGACTTTATACTTTTGAAGTTCTCCCTGAAATCTCCTGTCTTTTTCAAACTGGGCGACTGGACGGAGGACACACGTTTCGGGCGGTTCGAACTATGCGATCTGTACAAACCCAAGTACAACAGGAAAACCGGGGCATACGACTATGAGCTTCAGCTTGACGCTTACTACTGGAAATGGAAAAACAAAATCTTCAAATATACCCCGGAGACGACCGGACAGGAGGCGTCCTGGAACCTGACCGCCCCGCTTGACGTACAAGCCGGTATAGTCCTTAGAAATCTGAAAGCTCTTGGTTATGCGTATAAAGGACAAGATTTTGTTTTCTCCATTGATTCCACAGTCGAAAACAAGTCCCAGTTGATGAGTTACGACAACATCAACATCCTTGACGCTTGTTTTGAGATGGCGAAGAAATGGGATTGCGAATGTTGGGTGACTGAAAACATCATCCATTTCGGGCGTTGTGAGTCCGGTGACGCGGTGGATTTCGAGATCGGGAAAAACGTGCAGGAAATATCACAGTCAGAATCCCAGTCCACCTATGCCACCCGTATCTACGCTTTTGGTTCCACCCGTAACATACCGGCAGACTACCGCCCCATTGACGAGACCGTGGTTGTGAACGGCGTGGTGCAGCGCAGGCTGATGCTTCCCGAAGGCACTCCTTACATTGACGCTTATCCTGATATGACTACCGAGGAAGCCGTCGAGCAGGTGGTTATCTTCGATGAAGTCTATCCCCGAAGAACGGGCATCATGTCGGATGTCACCACTATCGAAGTGACGGACAAGGTGGAGAATGAGGACGGTACAACCACCGAGGAAAAATGGAATGCCTACCGCTTTAGGGACACGGGTGTTAACTTTTCCGAGAAATATATCCTCCCCGGTCAGGAGCTGAGGATACGTTTCGCGTCCGGGCTTCTCAACGGTTTGGAGTTCGCCGTGAAGTTCAATCCTGAGGGAAAGCCGGAGAAATTGGAGGATGGCGGATGGAACCCTGAGGCACAGCTTTGGGAGATAGTCAGGAATGAGGACTATGGCAGACCGCTTCCCGGTGATGTACTCTTTCCCCAGGATGGAGATGAATATGTGCTTTCCGGCTGGGACAGCACGAAAATAACCGAACTTGGGCTTGTGGATGCCGCCGAGCAGGAGCTGAAGGAAAAGACTGAAAAGTACGCTGCCAAATCCAAGATAGACCCGAGTACCTATGGCTGCACGATGATGTCAAATGACGCATACCGTGAGGATGGCGTTCATAATTTCTATAGCATCGGTCAAAAGGTCAACCTTATCAACAAGGCTTATTTCGAGAACGGAAGACAGTCAAGGGTTATCGGATTTGAATTCAATCTTGATTTAGCTTATGATTCCCCTATATATACTGTCGGGGAAACCGCCGCCTATTCTCGTATCGGGGAGCTGGAGGAAAAGGTTGAGAGCCTTACCCTAAAGGGACAGACCTATACGGGCGATGGTGACAGCGGTGTGTATGTGATAAGAAGGAATGACTCTACACCGGCCACGGATAGTAACGTGTATTCCGCATTGCGCTCCTTAGTAATGTTCCTTCGTAAGGATCAAGCGGACGGAACAAATTTCTTATTGAAGTTCGGCAATTTCATCGACTCCATGATTGCCGGTAAAGGTGCCGGTATCTATCCCGACGGGCGCGGTCAGTTCGAGCGTCTTGAGGTACGCGGCTCCGCAGTGTTCAAGGAAATCATCTATAACCGTCTGAACGCGCAGGAAGGCGACACCTCATATTCCGAGAACGGAGTCATTGAGTCCGTGGCTTTGGAGAGCGACGGAACTTATACCCTGAAATTGCGCAAGCGCTGGGAGAATGACTTCACCGCATTCCAGGAGGGTGATATAGTGTACGGGATTGTAAACAACCTCTTTTCAACGGGGGAGTATTACGCCTCGTGGATGCGCGTGCTGTCCAAGAATGTCCCGGCCAACTCCATCTCGGTGTTGTCATACCCGGACAGTGAGGTGCCGGGCGGTAAAAACTATCCTCCCACAGAGTTGACGATCATTACCAGAAGAGGAAACGCCTTCAATGAGGACAGGCAAAGCTACTGGTATTTGTCCGCCACCACGGATAAATGTCTTGTCTGGCTGGAAGGAGTAACGAAACCTGTCCTGGAACAGAACAACTATTACATGATATTGGGGCGTTTGCCCAATTTGGATTTGTTTGACAATCTCCCCGTCAACTATAAGCACTCGTACATATTCGCCCGTGCCGGCATCTTCGGTGAACTTTACCGGGTGGACTGGCAGGGACTGCCCGTACAGGAACTGGTGGACCGTGGCTTTTGGTCGGCCGAAGTCGCGTCCTCTGACAATCCTTACACCAATACGCAGGAGCGGGCGGACACGGTTTGGCACTACGGCTGCAAATGGAAGTGCCTGATGACGGGAACAGCCGACGAACCGCAATATGCGGCGGCCGGATGGGCGATGCTGGAAGGGAACCCGGAATTTACGATAGAGATCGGCAGCACAAAGGGGTGGTATTTTGATATCGAGACTTTTTCCACAACGCTATATATTACCGGCAAGCTGTACAACCGTGACGTGACAGATCATATACTTGACGCTGATGTGAGCTGGACGCGTGATACCGGGAATGTATCAGAAGATAACGCATGGGCGGTGAAGCGTGCCGGCGCCGGGAAAAATCTTCCTCTGACGATAGATGATCTCGGACCGAATTATACCAACATGCGGGTGTGTACGTTTAAAGCACAGGCGTTATTGCGTGACGGGCAGCAGTTTGAAGTGGCGGAGAATTTTGTAACATTTTAAAATGGTTTTATACAATGGCAACAAAGCAACGAAAAATAGAAATCAACTACCGGCTGTTACAAACCAGTTGTAACATCGAGGTGGTGGGCAGCGTGCCGGACATGCAGGTCTACCAGGCTGACAAGGCTGAATACACTCCGGACTATACGCTGACACCGCTGGTCCTGTTTCCGCGGTGCAACGCCACGGACCCGGAAGCGGTGACTAAGATCGGGGCGGTCAACTCCAGGCTGACCAACATGAAGTGGTACGAGCGCATCGGATCCACACGCACGCTTATCACGTCGACAAACACAGACTACAGCATTACGGAGTCCGGTGACAGCAAGGGACAGATCACAATGAAAAGAAATGTCGCCGTCCTAAAACCCGTCACGCTGGAGTTTTACGCGGAATATGCCGACACACGTACCGGACAGCTGTTCACTTTTCAAATGAGCCGGGTGATCCGCACCATTGACGGTACGGATGCCATCCCCGTGTTGACGATAGACAGCCCGTCCACGCTGGACTGGAACCCGGTGCGTGACATCACCGCACAGACCATCACGGCCAAACTGATGGTAGGCGACACGGACGTGACGGCTACGGGCAAATGCAGGTTCTTCTGGTACCGTCTGTTGTCTACGGGAGCGCTGGAGGAGATAACCACAGGAGCGGGTGACAACGACTGGGAGTTTGTATCACTGAACAAGAATGTATACAAGATTGACCGCAATTATATAGGCGATGACATCACGATTGTCTGCAAGGCCACCTATGCGGCTTCCGGGACTCCGGCATCAACCCCGGGCGCATCGGACCCGGCAGTCTCTACGGTGATACGCCGCAGGATTCCGAAGATTGAAGC